CGGGTGCGCCGGTGCCAGTCGCTGCGGTCCATACCGGCAACGCCGAGGCACCGCCACCGACCAACATCTGTGTGGTCAAGCCTGCAGCCAAGGTCTGCTGCGCGCCGGTGGCAGTTGTGCCGGCCGCTAGGAGCCCGTAGGCCGTGGTGCTGGTGGCGCGCCCCGTGCCGCCTTCCGTAACGGCTAATGGCGCGACCAATTCGAGGCCGGTAGTTTCGAAGCTGCCAATCTCCACACCGTTGGCGGTCAGACCAACTCCGTTGGTACCCTTCAAGAAGAGGCCGGTGTTGGTGGACGCCGAGAAGTTCAGCGAGGGGGAAGCTGCCGAGCCAGAATCCAGCGCCACAGAGGTGGAAGCCGTTACCGTCTGTGCGGAAGTAACGTCTGTTCCATCACACAGCACGATGGCCCGCGCCGTCTGCGCAATGGAAGCTCCGGCCCCCGCCGCCGTCTTGATCGTGATTGTCTGGGCAGTGCTGATAGCACTCTGCACATAATACACACTGACTACGGACGGGACGATCACCGTTACCGCGCCGGCCGGATTGCCAGTGAAGCTCAACAGCTTGTTGGATGCCTCGGACGCGGTCAGTGTGAAGCTACCAGCGGCGCTGACGTCTTTGACCAATTGTGTGAATTGGTAGAGCGTCGAGCGACCGTAGCCGACAGAATACCAAGTTGAACCGGAGCAGACGGCGATGAGCGACTCACCCGGTTGCACCATGAATGTCGCCGCGCCGTCGAAGGTCTCTGCGCCATCAGGATTGATCGTCGCCGTGCCGGTTCCGGCGTTGCGATACAGAAAGAAGAAGTTGTCCCCGAGGGTCGCCGCCGCGCCGAGAGCCACCGTTGAAGCGCCGCCTGTGCCGACTACCAGCTTGGCACGGTAGGTGGCGTCGATCGTTATATTGGAGGCGTCAGTATAAACGGCATGGGCTTGGTTCAGTGTATTGGCGGCGGCGATTATTCCATAACCGATCAAGTCGCCGGCCGTAGCGGCGCTAGACCCGGCCCCGAAGGTCACGCGCCCCCACACACCGTTTGCCGTGCTATTGTCAGTCAGGAAGTAGTACTTGCTGACGCCAGCCGTGATAGTGTCGATGGTATTACCGCCGTCATCCTTCATCGTGAGCGTTTCCGCCCCGACGTTCCGCACCAAGAAATCCTCGCCGTTGCTGACCAAGGTGGCATCCGGGAAGGTCATCGCGACGCCTGCGCCGGTGGTCAGGTCAAGAATCTTGGCGACAGCGTTGTCGGTATTGGCGGCATTGTACGGCCACACGAAGGTCGTGTTGACAGTCAGCGTCAGCGCGCTGTAGGCGAGCCCGGCGGGTGGTACGGTGTCCGCCCCGAAAACATCAGTGTAGCTCATCATTTACTCCTAGTCTCGGAAGCGTCGGTGGTACGTTGTTGATCTTCCCCGGTAATTGCCGCCATGGCGCGGTCGTAGAGGCCTTGGAATTCCGGGATGCGCTCGCTGGTCTTAAGGAACGGCATCGCCTCCATAAGCGAGGCGTACAGGAGAAGCTGCGGGGCGTAACGTGTAGTCCAGTTGGTCTGGTTGATTGAACTCAGCGGCTCAGGCAGCTCATAATATTGCAGTTCGAAGTCGTAGCCGGCGTCAGGGGTCGGTGCAATGAAGTAATTCTCGTAGTCGTAGTCTGCATAGAAGCGCGGGGCTCCGGTGCTACCGGCGGTGGGGGCGAATGTGCGGCAATATTCATATGAACGCTCGAACAAGAAGGAGCGTTCATTGCCGGTCAGAATCGAGAAGCTCTTGGTGAGCCTCCACCGAGAAGGCTTCACCATCGTGTTGTTGGCGAGAGTTCCAGTCACCGTACGCACGAAGCCCAACGGCTTCGATTCACTGGCAATGCGGTTCTCGGCCAGCGCGATGAAACGCGGCACCTGCGCGAGGAAAGGGTCGTCATCCCGCTCACAGTAGGTCTCGATGTCGGCGACGAGCAAGTCGTAGGTCATTGCAGCGGTCATACTAGCTCCTCATCGGGGCGTGGATGGCGCAGGCTGATGTCTTCAGCTTGCCGGGCAGGCAATCGCCACGGGTCGTACAGATCGCAGCAATCCTTGCAGACCCAGATCTTGTTGTTCGGATCCTGCTTCATGTCGTCGTAATGAAACTTGAACTGACAACGCGGGCACACCGTGATGGCCGCTGAACCGCGTGTCCGAACAGGCAAATATAAGCTCACGCGGAGTATCCTCGCACGTTCGGCTGAAGATATATTGGCGCGCCGTCGGTCTCGTCGTCCTCGACTTGCAACATGGATTCCGTCGCCATCTGCGCGATGACCTGAATCAGCTTCGGGTCGACGAGGTCGCATTCGAACGCCACGCGGGTGGCCAACTGCCAGACGATCGGATCATACCAGCGCGACGGGATTTCTAGCGTCTGCTGCAGCGTTCCTACGTCCTGCACCTCACGCTGCCGATAGACCGTCATGTGGTCATAGTCGTTGTTCGGCACGGGCCACAAGGTGATTCGCTGCACGACCTTCTTCTCGTAGAAGTACGTGGTGCTCGGACGGCCGGTCTGGAACTTGTTGTTCATCACCGTGTAGGTGTCGCGGTTCCATTGGGTGACTGGTAGGTCGTAGACCGCGTTGGCAAGGTAGAACTCGCTGAAGGTCGCCGCGCTGCCGAACGACGCCCGGAAGTAGAGATTGTCGACGGTCGGGTCGAGGTTGAACCAATACCATTCGCCGGTCTCCCAATCTGTCCGGGTGCTGGTCGTGATTGTGGTGTAGGTGACGCCGTCCGCCGAGGAAGCCAAAGTCAATGTGTCCGAGGCCGAGACCGCCGAGACCTTAATGCCGATCCGCAGGATCGTGGTGCTGGCCGTCAGTTCCGTGACGATGCTGGTCGCGGCGGTCGTGTCCGTGCCCGTGGTGCGGGTCGGTTGGGAATAGGTGACGTTCAGCACGTCAATGGTGCCGGCCGGCAGGTCGTACGCCGCCTGATTCTCCGCCAAGCCGACGTAGACCGGCTCTACGCACCACAAGTTGAGGCCGCGCGTGGCGAGGAAGGGCAACAGCATGGTGAGCGACTCTTTGGCCGTAGCGACCAGCTCGGGGGTCTGCTGAGCGGGCTTGATCCGGCAACGGCGGAATACGTGCTCAAGCAGGGCAGCCGAATCTATAACGGTACGACCTACTGTTCCTGAAGTGGTCACAATTTCCTCCCATATTTCCATTCGCCTGTTGCCAGCAAAGTGACAACAATTTCCTTAGCCCTCATCAGCGTTTCGCCTGTCGAGACATTCACAATCCATTTGTTTCCAACATGAGACCCCGTCAGCGCCGCGACATGCTCCTTGGTAAGCTTCTTGCCTTTTTGAGCCAACGAAACTTTAGCTGCAACTTCCGGCCTTCTCATCACCGAATTTTCACCGCGAGCGTATGGACGCGGCTTCCCTTTCAATGACGCAGAGATTTTAGCACTAGTTTCTGCAGAAGGTTTTCTGCCTTTGTTGCTTCTCCTCCGTTTTTCTTTTGTCTCTTCTGAGTGCTTGCTGCCGGTCAAAGCTTCTGAAACTTTTTTAACAATAAGAGGATCTTTCATCGGATTATTTAACGTCATGCGAGCACTAGAACTTTTGCGGTTCTCAGGACGTTTTGCAGGGTTATTTTCGCGCTCGATCTCACCGACAACCCTTCCCCAAACGCCATCGCCGCCATCCGTGTGATTAACTAGAGGCCCTGTTCCTTTGTCCCGTCTTCCGATTGAAGTTATCAAAAGCTGTTCAAACTCTTTGCAGTTGTCAATGGAAGCTTCTTCCACAACCTTTCTGACCCAGCGGGGGTGCTTAGCGCAAACACTGGCGTGAAATTTGTTTCTCCTCCGTTTATCAGCAATGCGCCTTTTCCCGCCAATCCCAACGTAAAATGGTTCGCCGTCAGGCTTGTAGTCTATGTACACAAAGCACTCTACTTTTGAGGTTGTCGCAATAGTGCCGCTAGTCGTCATTACCCGAAACTCCTGTCAGCGCCCTGCGCCCATTCAAACTCACGAGTGCCGGCAATCTGCAATTTATGGAACTCGTAGGGCAGCATGTCGTATTCCAGCGGCAGCGAATGCCTGTTGTCCAGCACGTAAGTCTGCCCGTTCATATCGACCAGCAGGACGCAGTGGTAGCGATCCTTCTTCTCGGCGGCAGCACTGCGCTCGACGAAACATGTTGCGAAGCGCATTTGACCAGCAGGCATACCCATCGAGCGAAGCCGGTGATACTTGGCGATGGCATAGTCGTCGCAATCTCCGCCAGACTCATCAATGTCTGCCCACCACTCCAACATGCCGAACCGCTCAGGGTCAGACTTGTACGGCAGCATATTGACCTTGCTGTTGACGATCTTGAGGTCTGTCAGCGTGAGAGTCACTTCGTACCCCCACACTCAGCACGATCAGGATTCTGCGCACAGTAGACTTGGAATCCAAATGGCGCAGGAGCAACCTCCCCCGAGCCTTTCAGCACCGAGGGAGAGTTGCAGCCCACCAGCACCAAACTACTCAGCAGCAGGAGCAGGTACTTGCGCATCGGCTTGTTCCTTGATCTTCATCGCCAGCGGATAGAGGCCCATCTTGGTCGGAGTT